AAGGCGTATTAAAGGCGTATTAAAGGCGTATTAAAGGCGTATTAAAGGCGTATTTTTTGAGCATACAGCGCAATTATATATAAAAGATAATCAATCTATGCTTATTTAATCAATCAACGCTGTACAGCCAAAAAATAGGGCTTAAAATTGATATTAAGCAAAATCAATGATATAGCACACCCATACGGGGAGCAGCGGGTGCGAGGTGTATTATATATGCCCTCACATTCCTGACCCCTAAAAGGTCTATGGGTATATGCTGTTATTTAGCCATATAAGAGCCATACAGAGCGATATTACCAAATAGATGATAAATCATACCTGATAATACCAGATTCTTCTGTACGGCTCTAAAATAGCCTTTATTTTGCATTGTGAGAGTTTCCGCTCCTGCAAGCATAGTATTTCTTGCTATACTCTATTAAGCATTGTAGCTCATCCTGCTCTGTCTTTACGTGTAACTCACAAGACATAGGCGGACAATACTGCGTATTATAGTTTATTTGGGCTGTGCTGCTTGAGCATCCTAATAGCATCATCAGGTAAAGGCTTGTCAAGGTAAGCCCTAAAGGAATCCTCGCTAACGGACTCAAGTTCGCTTGCCACAGCGTCCATTTCTTTATGTATTCCATCGAATATCTCCTGCTTCTGTGCAGTATTAGAGACGCTGGCAGTGGCTATATTTAGCTGCTGTTGCAACATTTCAGCATCTTTGGACTTTACATACCCAAAGCATACTGCAATTATAGCCACTACCGCTAATATTGCGGATATTTTCGTACTCATTCCGCTGCGTCTCTATAAACTAGCCGTTCAATTTACGACTATACAAGTAAGCGACAGCCTTTTCGAGGATTTCGACGCACATATCTAAGCACTCAAAGCCCTTAGAGCGGTCGCACATACGTTTCATATTATCGATAGCGTCGCACAATGCTCTCTTGGAGTAATAAGAGATAGACGGAAGCTGACACTGATGGAACTGTTTAGCACCATCAACAGCAGCAGCGTGCTTTGCATACACATCGGCACCGTTTACGAACGTACTCTCCTCATTCTCATTTTCCTGAGCTTCTTGAGCATCTTCTTTAACCTCTTCCACAGAAGCTTGAGGTTCATCAGCCTTGTTCTCTTCGACCACATCTGGAATCTCTGGCAAATCATTCTCGTTTACTTCGTTTACTTCGTTTACTTCCGGAGTTTCTTGGATAACTTCGTTTTCTTTGATTTTATTTTTCTGTTTAGAGTTTTTCTTTACCATTTTAATAACCTTTCTTAGATTGTAAATTTGTTACCTACGTAACCTTTGTTATTCATTATAGAATTTCTGTATCTTGATGTTTGCAACAGTTCTGATTTATCAAGCATTAGAGGATTAGCGAGCCATTTCATATGTTCAGCTTTAGCCTTATGCTCTGCTGCTCTCTTGCTGTCCACAGAGAGGAAATCTGCCCAATAAGCACACGCTATTGCTAAGGCATCTAGCCTATCGTCGTGAGCCAAGCAGCCTTTGTCTCTGGTTAGTCCATTTATCTGATGCCACAGCGAGTAAACCTTACGTGTAGTCAGCGGATATTTAACAAGGCTTTCCATATCTATATCAATCATAGCCTCATCAAAGATAATCTTGTGTCCGCTAAATAATGGCTCTAGCACGTCCGCCATACGCAGTTCTTTACACCCTGTGTTATATACTTCTTCAACACCTATAGGAATATTACGAGTTCTAGCCCTAGCTATTAGCAACGCTGTAAACATACCATTACCAAAGTTCTTCTCTACATTAATCTGCTTAACATCGTACTTTACAGCCAAATCCAATATCTTATCAAGAGCTGCCTCGTCATAGCCTCCTTTGATACCACAGCAGTATGGTACATAAATATAGCCATTACAGTAATATGTTATAGCAATACCAGTCTCGTCGCCATTAGCACCGCCTCCGGCAGGGTCTATATCCATACGCTTTCCTTGGTAAGGAAGTATACAGTTCGTCAGCGATTCCATAGGTCTATACACTCTCTTTCCTACAAGAGCGGACTGCTGTGGAATGTTAATCTGATTACCTTGCCCTCTGCCATACATATACTCTGAATATACTTTATCAGGAGGTATCGGCATAAACATAGCGTCCTCAATCTTTAACACCTGCTTATTAGCATCCAACAGAGATGTATTAAGCATATATTGAAGCTGATAGTTTGTCTCACCGATTTGCAGCTCTTTGCGTTGATGCTTCTCTTCTGAGAACATAACAGGGTCGGTAACTTGTCCTTCATCACCGTTAACGCCACCACCTATTTGCAGCTCTGGATGCTCCTCAATATCTTTAACAATAAGTGGAGCAAGCAAGTCGCCATATAACGGTCGCTGTTTAGCGGTAGGGTAGCGTCCTGTCCAAATACGAACAGTACATCCTCTGCTAGGCAATATATTATACACAGAGTTAGAGCTTTGTGGAGTACCTAACAGAACAATCTTACCGTTACTACAGATAGCGGTAAATTCATCAATAATACCTAACAACACTTCTCTAGCTACGGCAGTCTTTGAGTTCTTTTTAGACTCAATATCATCCCCGATTACTAAGTCTGCACGGAAACCTTGGATATTAGAGTCAGCACCCTTAGATACAACAGATGGTGATTTATCGATACCTTTAAGGTCGTGATGCACGTCAAAGTTTTTAGCTGATGCGTTCATCATATCACCACAAGGGCGCATACATTCTAATACTTCCATACCAAACAGTATACGGAACATAAGAGAAGAAATCTGACTAGCCATATCGCCTGCTGCGGATATAACAAGCACACGAGCGGAAGGATTCTGAATAAGATACCATATAGCATACGCAGATGTGATGGTTGTCTTAGCCTCACCACGCTGCGCTTCAACAAGCAGATAATTAGAGGAGATGTATTGTAAAGTATTAGCGATGTCTCGCTGTATTCTAGTAGCTCTTCCATAATGAAGTAAGTTTACAAGTACATCATCAAGAAAGTCCACAAATTCTTTGTAATGAGCCTGTAGCTCTCTTAATAATGCCCATCTTGTATTATAATCCATTAGGATACTCCTTCAACCTCTATATCGTGTAATACCTGCTCATAATCTACAGAGGCAGGTAGTGAGCCGGATAAATCTACTTTACAATTATTCATAGATTCCTTCTGGCTGTTAAGTTTATTACGCATCTCTTCAAGAATATTCTGAGTATCGCTTTCTGCCACAATATCATTATCGTGTAAGAAGCGGAGAATGTTACCCATCTGTGCAGCGGGAACATCCACACCTTTCTCCTCAGCATCTTCAAGCATACGTTTGAAATACTCCGCAGTAGCGAGATGCAGAGCACCTAATGCTTCTTGAGTAGCTCTAGTCTTTTTGCCCATTAATCATCGCCTCCTAAGCGTTTTTGAATAACTTTAGAGAAATCGCATTTCTCAATATCTCTTGTTAACTCCACAAGAAATGTAGTGATTAAATCAATAATATACGGAGCGAAGTATCCTACAACAGCAGCAGTAGCATACGCTATGCTTTCGGTATCAAAATACTCTTTAAGGATAACTCCTCCAACTTGTGTAACGAAGAATATACTAGTGGCATCTGCTAACGCTCTCTTAAATCCTCTGTAAGGACGAGTAAGAAATCCTGCTGCAATTACGCCGGAGCTAACTACAGCTAAATCTTGCGCTACTTCTACAGTACCTTTTAACATTGTTTATCCTTTCTAAGTAAAATATAACGCAAGCTCTTTTGCTCTACGTCTAGCTAAACCTTTGAGAGGCTTACCGCCACTAGAAATCCAATCCCAGTTCTTATAGATGCCTTCAATATTATTAGCAACAATATGTTTCTTCAACTGAGAATTATTAAATTGTACATACCCTATGTTATACACAAGGCTAAATACAGCTCGCTTCTGGTAATCATTAAGCTTATTAATAATCCCAACTTTTTGTGTAATCTGTGTGTCGACATACCATTTGAGTAACTCTTCTGCTCTTTTCTTCGTAATCTTGTCTCCTTCTTTTACAGGAGAGCCATCTTCATAGAACGTACTTCCATACCCAATAGTCCACACTTTACCATACTCATCCCAGTAAGCAGTGAGCTCTAATCCTTCTGATTCTTTAATATCTTGCAATAAATCCATAACCATTTCTCTTTCAATAGGATACAGCAACACCATCAATGAGATGATTGCTGCTAATCAATATTTTAAATACTTCCAAACATTATAACGAGCCATTGTGGTCTCCTTAAATATACATAGAACAGCATATAATAGTTGTACAGAGGAATCTTATAAAATTATGATAGATTATACCATAAAATATAAAACGCCTCTGTACGGTCATTAAATGAGCATTTATAGCGATGCTACATTTGAGTATGTATACAGCACATAAACATACAGAGCACCTTCTAGGTATTCTCCAATGTTCCAAGCAGCTTTAGTATTATGCCACTTAGTGTACCATAATAACAGTGTAGGCAGTAAATAACATACACCTACAAGTAAACCGCTAACACCTACTATTAAGGACTGCGCTAACAAACCTAGCAGGAATGAACTGAGTAATCCTCTTAGAGAACATCCGCAGAACCCCCACACTCTAGGACGAGCTTTAAGCCATTCAGACTTATTTATAGCATCATCAATAAGAGCACATTCTGGAGCAGGAGTAGCACCTGCTACTAAAGCTCCTCGGTATGCTCCCCATCCGGCTATCTGCTGAGCAACATATGCAGTAATAAATCCTAGCAAGCCTAGGTTAATACTCCAATCCCATAAGTAGCTATAAGTTATACCTATAAACACAGGGAAATAAATCTTATTAGCTACAATATCAAATAAGTCTCCTCTAATACGGAACAATAATGCACCAATTAAAGAAGCAATAAGACGTATTACATACATAGTTATTTCCTTTTCTTTCCACCTTTACAAGCCATCTTAGACTGCTCCTTTCGTTCTGATTGTTACAGTTGTCATAGGATACTGAGCTGATTCTGTTTCGAGATAAGCACCGTTCTCAGAAGATGTTTCAAATCCCCAACCAATTACATCACCATTAAGAACTTTCGCTTTCATCGTAGGAATAACTGCTTGCGGTTCGTGAGCAACTGTTGGTGTGAACTCAACTCGGCTGCCTTGTATCTCGCGGCCATTCTTGGTAAGGTAGAAATAGACAGGCTCATTAATTTTATCTGCGTGCAGATTAACAACAGCATCTACTTCAATATTTGCACCATCGTAGAAAGCCCAATCAGTTTGGTTGCCATAATCATAACCTTCCTTTACTTTCCACGGAGTTAAATCTGCGGGAATATCACCCTTTTGCAACAGTCCGATAGGTAACGGTTTTGGTGTATTAGTACCGCTGAAACGATAACTCTCATAACCAGACGGTAACGGATTGTATGTCTTAACAACATCATTCTTCCAATACATCTGCTTTTCATCAATAGTTTCAAACCCTTTGATGATATACTCATAACCTGGATTATCCATACTGATAACAAACTTATCAATCTCAATAAGCACAGGGTTTTGAGCCGCTGCCGGAGAAACAATAAAAGCAATATTGTTAGCATCGTTAGGAACAACAAACTGCTTAGATGTTGCTACTTTTGTTTGGCTCTCAGCTACAAATTCTTTGCCAACAGATTCCCAATTTGCCTCAAACACATCAGCAGCATTTACATTGTCTGTAATAATCTTTGTCGTGTATTGGTCTGGGTTGCCTATCCACTTAACCATTTGATAATTAACAGCACCCTCAGGTGAACGAGTAGAACACTCAAGCGTAACACTCTTACCACGCATCAGCTTAGTAATCTCAGCAGGAACAATAAAGCCCCAGTTAAAGAAACATAAGTCAGCATCCGTAGAAGAGAATACCAGCTTGCCACCAGACACTTCAAAGCTCATCTTATATTTGTTATAGAAATGAGAACCATCTGCATCTGTTTCGCCTTGCTCAGCTTCACCAACCGTCTTAGCAATATCTATATGCAACAAATAAGCTGCGTTATAAATCTCGCCAAGATAATGTTTAGAGATAAGCAAGTTCTCTCCGGCATCTAATTCATATTTCATCAACGCATCAGACACACTATCGCCAGTAAGGGCAGAAATAACCAAACAGCTATTGCCGTCTGTGTAATCATTAAGCATAAGCGTTTCTGTTTTCGGGAAGTTATCAATAATCTTAGCTTGTAAGTATTGTAAAGCCTTTGCTTTGATAACACCAGAAACACGAAGATTACCTAACTTATCACCTTGATTATATGTTTTGTAGACTGATAATGGTTTATTATCCATATCAAGAGCAGGCAAACCAGTCGACTTATCAAACAAAGCAACTTGAATAAATCCGGCAGCAGGTGCTTTACCTCTAAAAGACGGTCTAAAGATAACAAGATAAGGTTGTCCACCAGTTACATTAGGGTCTTTATTATCATATTCTTGAATGCCGTAAGACTTCTCAGCCTTTCTTAAATCCATCATATTTGTACGAATTGCTGAGATGACATTATCAAACCAGATAACTCCTCGATGAATAGCAGATGAACCTCTACCTACAACTTCCTCAGGCACAGACAAACTCGCATACAATGATGGCGGTCTGTTATCGTTATCCTGCACTTCCAAAACAACACCATTCTTGTCAGGGTCTGTATAACCTGTAAATCCTTTACCAAACTTGATGTTGGTAGCATTGTTTCTACTAGCAGACGGATTAACTTCTACCTCAATATTGATGCCATCTTCAATTTCTAATGGTGCTGTGTAAGTATCCCAAGATTTTTTAGAAACGTCTGCAATAAATTCGACAACGCCTTTACTTTGGAGAGTATAAGGACTACCAACTCCATCAATAAATTCGTTATTTACTGAGCTAATGTTTACAGCATCTCCAGACACATTATCTATTTTAACAATCTGTGTTTTAGTTATAGCAGGTAAGATTACTTTAACACCAGTAGTAGGGCGAATTAAAGAAATGTCAGCATCACTAACAATTAAATCATCAGTACCGCTACTTTCTTTATAGTCATATGTAGTGTTTTTGATTACCTTGCCAGATTGCTTAAATAATTCATACTCTCTACTCACCTTATGTTTGAAATCATCAAGTGTCATACCAGTTTGTGTAGATTTCTTATTGTCAAAACTAATCTGAGCCTTAGCGTCAATGTAGTCTTGAAGAGATGCTACACCTTGCTGGTAAGATGCAAACACAGGGTCAGAACCGGAAGCATACAGAGCTGCACGAGTTGCTGAGATTTCAGCGTCAGTCGGTGGAAGTGGTGGGATGTAATCATCTACCCAAGTGGCTGTTATTTCCGTATCTATTTCAGTCCAAACCTTACGAGGCTCTCTCATTTCAGACGGCGCAAGGCTGTCAACAACCCTTTTATATCCATCAGCAATAAGCATAATAGAGTTGCTTTCAATATTGTAGTTGAATATATCCTGGTTGTCTTTTCTTATATATTCTGGAGCATACTCAATTTTTCCATTTACTAATTTACCATACATTTCAAAACTCCTAATAAATTCTAACGAACTTGACTAAGCATTCACCGTAGCTACCAGCACCGCCATTAATATTCCACTGATAACCACCGCCTCCTCCGGCACCGGGCGCCGTGGCGCTAGCATGTCCTTTGCCGCCGCCGGAATTGGTAAGAACACTATTGCCGCCAGAAACAAAATCACCAGAAGACGTCGCCTCCAGTCCTTGATTCCCATTTCGAGCTACTGTGGATGAAATGATTTCCCAGTTGTTAGAGGAATTAAAAGTATAAATTCCGGCATTGGCAACATGCTCTTTATTTTCGCCGGCACCACCCTTGCCGCCGCCCAGAGTCATAATTTCACCTATTTGTGTGTTACCACCTGGGTTTCCATCATAGGCCTCTGCACCACCAACGCCTGTAGTACAAGTAACTTTACCAACATTCCCTTTGATTCGCAAATATCCTTCAAATCCAGCCCCGCTACCTCCACCTTGACCATTGCCAAAATACCCATTGCGACCGCCACCACCACCTGCCCCTTGAGCTCTGATATAATAAACACCTGGATACAAGTGTACAGTAGCTGTCTGTCCCTCTTTAATATTGCAAAGAACCTCACCTATTTTATAAGGACTAATCATTGTGCCCAAAGGATGTAAACTACAAGGTATTGTCATTATCCAACCTCCCCAGCATCAGACATTAATACAAAAGTATCAAAAGGCAGATACCTTAATACTAGCCAATGTTGTTTACTAGAAGAAAAGCCTGGTACAATATTGTTAATCCAAAGAATACTTGGAGTTGCTGATAAAGATATTGTCTTAGCACCATTAGGGAACACAACATAAATTTGTACAGTATAAACAGTTTTGGGAAAAGTTAACGCAGATACATCAAAAGAGACTGTAGCAGCATTTGTGATATTTAATCTAATAACTTCATCTGTATTTTGAAGAGTAACTGTTACAGAACCAGAACACTCAATTGTTCTTGAGTTTTCATAAGCTAGTAACTTTTTATCACTAATAGCATCCTGAACAGCTTTATTGCTTGGATACTTCTCTGTGCTTTCATCAATAGCTTGAGATAAGTTTGCTTTGGTCTGATATACTGTTAAATCTGGCTTATTCTTAATATAATCAACCTGTGTATTATCTGTTTGATTCCAGTCAGCGGGTTTCTGTCCTTTTGATGCCTGATTTGCCCACCATTTAGCACTTCCCTCAGGACGTGAAGAAATATCACCAATCGCCCAGCTCTCAGCAAGGTCAGCACTATCAGAAGCGTTGTCCTCACTCTGTTTAGCAGCGGATGCACTAGCATCTACTTGAGCTTGCTTTTTTGCTGCGTTAGCATTAAACTCATCTGTTTTTGCCGTTGCATTATTAGCAAAATCGTTTTGTTTTTCAGCAGCGTGAGCATCAAAGCCATTTACTGTATCAGCAGCTGATTTAGCACTAGCAGCAGCAGCAACTTCACTTGCTTTAGCGTTTACCTCACTCTGCTTAACAGCAGCTTCGTGAGCAGCGTTCTTTTGTTCCAACTCTTTAGCTAAATCCGTGTAGCTCTTAATATCAATAAGCCTTACAGCGTCGTTATCTTGCTCCGGCTCACCAAGATTATAAATACGATTGAAACCCATATTAAGGTCTTTAATAATAGCTTCTTCAAATCTTCCATCCAGCACTGCCTGAATTAAATACAGTAAATGCTTGTACATAGTATTTAGGTCAGAGCTCTTAATATACTGAGGAATAAAATTAACTTTTCGAGCGTTTGCTTCAACGTCTCGTTCAATAACAATCTTATTACCACTTACAGGAACTCTATCTATCTGAATAAGATTGTCATTAATAAATACAAAAGGAATATCAGAGTTTGGTGTTCCATCATTAAACTCTTCGTATACCCTTACTTCATCACGGCTCAAGTAGCCGTCAGCAAATGTTATAGGGTACTGCTTAGTAGTACCATCAGATATAATAACTTGTCTACTTAAAGCCATAGTTTTTACCTTTCTGTTTATATTTATAAACTCTTAAATTTAAGAATCAGGAGAGCCTAAGCTCTCCTTATCTTTTATCCTATATGGGGCAGCGCATATAAAACAATCACTTAGCAGATTCCTCTTTATCATACAGAGAAAGAAGTTCATCAGACGCTTTCTGTATCTTTGAGTTCTTAGGTTCTTTGCTCTTAGATACATTAGCATCCTCAGCTTCTGCTTTAGGTTCTTGCTTAGGTTTTGCGCTCTCCAAAGCTCTTTTGATTTTCTTAGCATCTCTGGTAAGAGGAGCACCAAATATTGCTTCATAGAACCGTGATATGCCTAGCATATTACCAACAACAGTAGCCTGTTGCAACTGCTTAAATGTCTGCCTAGTCATCCCATCTTCTCTAGTGGCTACCTGTCCTGTTGCCTTAAATGGAGCAGCCAATACCGGCAGTACATTAAGTGATGGAGCAATATATCCAGCAGCTTGGAAGTTACCTTGGCTGTACGGAGATGTTTTAATGCCAACAAGCTCTCCTAAAGCGGATATAGGCTCTATAAATGAACCTAGATTTACGTTATAGCTAAGAGCATTATAAACCACTTTATCAACAGTGAGTTTATTGCGTCTCTCCGCCTCATCTGCTGTAGTAGCCTGTACTTTAGCCATATATACCAGAGGAGCTAATGTTAAGCTCCACAGGAACGTATTAAGAGTCTCTACGTCTAAGTGTCTGAGACCACGTACTGTGTATTTACTAGCAGCAAGCAAAGGATATGTCTTATACTGTCCAATAAGTCTACCCATACCAGAGCTAATCCACTTACGCTGTTCACCTAGTCTAGGCTTCTGCACAACCGTATCTACAGCCCGTTTAGCTGCTCTAAGGAACTCCTCTCTGGTATCATTATCCCATCTCTGTAATTCAAGCTTCTGTATCTTTCCTCGTTTATCTAGGGTAACAGTATCTCTCATATACTTTTGGATTCTATCAAAGAACTCATCAGTAATTCCCCAATCGGACAAACGCTCTCTGAATTTATCAAAGCTTCCTTCCTTAGCTACTTTATGTAACTGATTTACTAGAGAAGAATATGCGGACAAACGCTGAACAAGCATAACGGGCTTCATCAGATTCCAAGACTGTTGCTTTGTAAGACCTTGCTTTAACAGATAATCATAATGATTCCAAAACCAGTGGTCTTTAGGAAGATTATCTAGCTCAATGTTATTAGCATTAAATGCACTCACATTGTAATCATCAAAGAACGCTCTTCCTGCCATCAGATTAATCTCATCAAGCAAGTCTGTATTCTTGCTAAAAGCTAAAGCGTTAATAGCATCTTTAATGTTTCCGAATGTTTTAGTCATACCAAACGCAGCAATCTGTGGAGCAAACTCTACAAGCTGTGTAAGACCTGCTTGATTCATCATAAAGAAGTTGCCTGTGTTAATCATACGAGCAGCCCAAGGAGATTCATTAGATACAGGATAGCCAAGCAACTGTGCTCTAAAGTCTTCCAGATATTCTCTGCTATCTACTTTAAGAACATTACCTTGTTTCTTCAATTCCATATCTATAATCTCAGCAGCTCTCACAGCTTCCTCAAATTTAGCATCACTAGTAAAACCTACACGAGCTAAGCCTACACGACCAGCAGTATTGTTAATATGGCTTGTTACAGTACGCTGAATATCCCTATCTAATAGAGAAGCAATCTTAGTACCGTCAGGAAGCTCTACAGAGTAATCCATAGGTATTCTGTATTTAGTGAAGTTAGGCTTACCACGCTCTTCTGCACGCTGCGTAATACCATCAATGAGCTTATTGATTTCGTCTTCTGGCAAATCAGTGTTCTCTTTAAGAAGAATAAATAGCTCATCACGAGTTTCAGACATAGTAAACTTCTTGGTATTTGTAGGCTTGGTAGCATTCTTGATAATAGCCCTAGCAAACACTCTTGCTTTAGCTTCATCTATACCTAAACCTTTATAACCATATCCTCGGACTACCGCCTCTGTAAAGGCGTTCTCAACAGCCTCATCACCATACTTGCCCATAGATTGAGCTAATCTGTAACCATCCCATCTACGTCTAAGATAAGCGCCTTTCTGCAAGCTCTCAGAACCTTTTACAGCGTTCTTTCCTGCGTGTGCAGTATCTTGTAGCTCGTCAAGCAAATAATTGCCTAGCTTCTCAATTTTATCGGCGTATGCGCTAATGTCTGGGTCGCTAGATAAATTATCTTGAATACCCAACTCTCTTGCATTGATTTCAAGCTCTATAGCGTCAGTAAACTCAGAACGCAAAGAGCCTAAGTATTTAGCTTTGAATAGCTCTCCTCTATCTTTTATGCTTTTAATACGCTTATTAAGCCAAGAAGTATAATCTACATCATCAGCTTCTTTAAGATATGATATAGCACGAGTACGTGTTAAGTCCGTAATAGATTCGGCGTTATTGATGTTAGACACATAGTTAGTAGGGTCGGCTACCAAATCGTGAGTAACAGCAGCTAACACTACGTTGCCAGAATCTTGTGCTTGGTTATACACAGGTCTGCCTAAGATAGTATTAATACCTGCTTCTGTTTTCTCAGCCAATACCATACCAAGTTTCTTATCATTCTCGTCAAGCATACCATAAGCTTTAGCTCTAGCAGCTTTTGTTTCCTTCTGAGAGAGATAGCTACCTGCTATGATGTCTTTAACATTATCAGAAGCCTTAATATTGTCTAACCAATTAGGAGCGTCAGGAGCTACTTCTTTAAGCTTCTTACGAGATTTAACATTACCTTTCTTGTCTGTTACATATACCTGCTCTTTAGCTTTAACAACACTGTCTAACGTGGTTATAGGCGTTTCTGTCATATCGAGAATATCCATCTTCTCTCCCCACGTAAGCTTACCGTTACGTTCAAGCAAAGTATCTACGATAGCCTTATTTCCTGTGATGTCTCCAACATCTGCTGCTTTACCAATAACGGCAGCTCCGGCAGTCATAACAGCACCAAAGCCTGCGCCCATTATTCCAGCATTAACAATATCACTAATATCCGTATCCTCGCCAGACATATGCCCTATTGTCTCTAAAGCTATATTCTGCATAGCAGCATTAGCTGCCGGAAGAGCAGCTCTTTGTGCTCTAAGAGCAAGTAAAGTTCTCTTAGCGTTAGCTATCTCTCCTTTAGTATTAGCGTATTTTAGAGCACCCTTCATACGGGTTATTCTGTTAGACAGTTTATATGCCTGTAACGCAGGAAGGAACATATCCAAATCTACAGCTCCTGCTAAGAAAGACATAGCAACACCTGTACCACCAAGAGCCTCTAATTTAGACTCCTGATACGCCCTATCTGCAAGAAGCTCTTTTCTGTGCTCATAATCTTCTTTATCTACAGACTTACTTAAAAACTCTCTGTCTTCTGAATCGAACAGCATACCATCGTTCTGTAATTCTTGAAGTACATCAAAATTAGGGTCTACGTCTCTTCCTGTATCAGCGATGTAATTTAGATAAGCTTTATAACCTATGCTACCTATCTTATTCATACCTGCCTTAGCAGTTATGGCATTATCTAAGGTCTTTATGAAACCTTCTTGTTCCCACATCTGCTCGGCTACTTTCTGACGTAAATCTTCTGCGTAGCCTTTAACATCAGGAGCACCAGAGGAGACAGAAGCGTCTCCCCACGGTGTTGCTATACTGGTAGTACCGTCGTCCATTAGAGCTTGCTCTGAAACAGCTCTACGCTTTTCGTAGTCTTCTGCTAAAAACTTTTTAACATCATTAACCATTTACAGGAACTCCAGCTTTAATATAAGATTCGTTAGTGTCAAAATCCCCTGTACGAATAATCTCGTCAACAAGAGTATCATCAGCATACTGCTTAGCAATATTAAAGTCTCTAATACTCTTTACAGGAAGTGTTACATTAAACGCAGCATCGTCTAGCTCATCGTCTCCTGTAATCAGGAAGCCTACTGGGTCGTCAACAAGACGCTGCCAACTAGAGCGTGCATCGTAATTGAAGGATAACGTAATCTCATCTCTCTCTTGATTAAGAGACACTCTAAGGCTGTCAATATTCTGCTTTAGAAGTTTCTGAGTTTTTCCTTCTGTGTTATCAATAATAATTCTACCGAGCATTTCTGAAATGTCATCATCATCATCTCTTGGATTCATACCAAAATACTCAGATAACAGAACAGATTTACCATCTCTATTTATGGTATCGTAAACAATAGCATTACCTAAGATATTATGTGTCTTAGCAGCTACTTTATTTGCAGCTATGCGTGCAGCAGATTCTTCACTACCGGCACGCTTATACTCTGTCTTGTATGCTCTTTGGTAAGCATCCTCTACTTCGTCTATATTGCGTAAAGGAAGTCCTCGTAAGTCCGCATAATTGTTAACAACACTTCTAGCTTTAGCCCAGTATTTATCTACCAAACCTTGCCCATTATATTGTCTAACCTTATCAGATAACTTTCTCTTGCCATCGTTATACGCTTTAGAATACATAGATGCAGTCAATTTCTTTGTATCTTTTTCTGACAAATTGTTAGCATCGTATACACGCATAATTGCTGTGCGTAAGTCCGCCTCAGAAGAATGTGTAATGCCTCTAGGAAGCTCATCATTTACTTGCTCAAGGATAGCTAAAGTATCCTCTCCTAAGAATGTTCTAAGCTTATCTCCACGAACATCTTTAAGCTTCTCTTTCATAGAGTACGCAGACACGTACGCTGACAGAGATTCTGCCCTCATAGTAGGCTTGCCTTCTATGTATACAACAGGGTTCTCCAAGCGTTCTCTGATGCCTCTAGCAGCAGCGTGGTTAAAATAGTTATTCCTAACCGATGCTTCCATAATAGCAGCATCTAACGCCTCGTTTCCTTCTTGTGTCATAGGATAGGTGTCTGTATCACTCTTTAGTGCGGACACAAACATATCAAAAGCTTTATTTCTGTCAGAGTCTGATAAATACGGATTGTTTATCTGACCTGTGCGTACAAGATTAATGTACATCTGCTCTTTATTAGCACCCTCAGCTTCTTTTTGTTTAGCCTTAGTAACAGCCTTATATGTTCTAATTAAAGAGCTTCTAGTGTTTGTATCAAGCTTATTAAAGAAGCCTTCTTTCTCAAGATGTTCATAAAGACCTGTCTGACCGTTCTCAATCATAGCAACATATGAGGCATCCGCTATGATACCATATGCCTCTAGTTCCGGCAGAGCTGCTTGTGTCTTTTTAAGCTCATTGATAACATCTTTAGATACAAAACCTCCATTAGCATACAACTTTGTTACAATATTCTCTCTGGCGTTGTTAATAGTCTTTGCTCTATTAATATCTTCCCTAGATTTAATATGGTTCTGCAACAATGTTTTAGAAGAGTTTGTAAACATCTTAGCTAATTGAGATTTTATATAAGGGTCTTCTTCTGTAGCGGACATTTCCGCAAAGGATTCTGACAGATATTGCTTAAACGCTTCTGGAGACTGCTCCGCAAACTCATCCATACGAGACAAAGTGTTTCCTACAAACTGATTAACAGTAGACGATGCCTTAAACGATTTATAGCCTCTGGCTGTCCACCTAGAAGCGTTCTCGTCCCATGCTTCTCCTTGCTGTGCAGATAACTGCCCATCAACAAAGTCCTCGTTACGCTTTGTCTCAGCAGCTTTCTCCACTAATGTCTCTAAGCCCTTAAACGCGCCTGTTAAATCTATGCGTCCTTCCGCTTTACTTCTCTCATAATAGCTAGTATTAGGAGAAGTGCTGTAAGACCCTGTTCCTATATCCTGCCTAGCCGCTTGCTTCTCTACAGAGATGCCTGCGTCCTGTGCTTGCTTAAATAAGTTCTCCATAACTTCTCCTACCTATTTTTGTAATATTCACCAACAGCGGAGGATAGATTACCTAACATACCATTTATAATGCTATTAAACATATTTGGCTGTGTAGGCATCCACGTCTTGCCTCCTTCAAAATTAAGACGAGCTTTCGCTCTATCAAAAATAATATCCTGCATCTTTTGTTCGTACGCTCGGGTTATGCCAGCTTCTTGAACATCGTATGAAGCAGATATGCTGTCCTCAACTAATTTAGCTGAGTTTCCTCCACGCTCTGCGAAATTATCAGATACGCTTAAAGTACCTTTAGTTACAAGCTCTTGTTTATCATTAGCCAGCACCTGCAACAAAAAGTCTTCATTAGCAATATTTTCATTATAAGAAATAATGTTGCTATTGAGTACATACTCCTGCCTATTTAACTCATTCTTATAGGCGGCAATTTCTTTCTGTACTTTGTAATTCTCCTTCTGCTCTTTGTATCCCCAAAGACCTTGAAGAGCGCCTATGCCTAGCATAGCTAACGCCGGAGCAACCATATTTACCTCCTATCGTTTATAAAATTTGAATGTGTACGCTAGGTCTACTAATGTAAACGGAGCATAACTGTTACCAAACAGTCTAAAGCTGTATCTGCTGCTTTCTCTATTAAACGGCAGAGATATAGTATCATTTATAAGGTTAACCTTATCTAGCTGCGCCACAGTAAAGTTAGCTTTGTTCGCCGATACTTCATAAGACTGTTCATTACCTAACAGGTCTACGATACCTACATTAAATGATGAAGTGTTCTCTAAAGTAGCTTCATATCGTATAATGTTTAGCTTGCCTGTATCATCAATATCTCCGTCAGAATCACGAACATACGGTCTGTTAGGTATATAGCTCCAAGATATAGGAAGACCTATAACTACAACACCTGTTATATCCTCATCCTTAAGCGTTACCGTGTTGCCAGATATACTTTCTATGTCATACGGAAGACCGCTGTATATGTCCGTGTCTCCTGTATGCTTAACAAGGACGCACATATAATTGCTGAGTGATGGCTCGAACGGAAGTGTTCCTACACCATTTACAACATTTATCGTTACCTTGTTATCTAAGAATACAGTAAAGTCCAAGCCACTCTCTAAAGGATAATCCAAAGGCATCTGCCCGAGATATGTCTTACCGTTAGCAGTGTAAACAAGATACAGCCTATCCTGATAAGAGAATATATCATCTATATCGAACAGAAACTTATATGTGCTCCACGCAGACAATACTTTCGTATTATTAGAGAACAGATACTTATATGTGTAGACTGTTTTCTTATCATCATCTGTTAAAACAAAAACTGTATCAAAGGCTAAGTTACTAACCATCTTTCTACAGTTACCTTTTAAGTACCTCTCCACCTGCTCTGTAACATTATTGAATGGTGTCTCGTTTTCACTCGTGGCAGGAAACATCTCTAACAATGCCGTGTACTCGCCTTTCTTGTACGAGTGAATAACAGACATACCCGTAGTTATAGGCTTCACACCATCGTAAGAGAAATTGCTGCTAATAGGCATAGCAGTATTTACCGGATTAAGAGCAGAGCTCGCATCAGTAAGAAACTGCACGTCTTGAGCATATAAACTTATCTTCTTAGCATATTGCACAATAGCATCTATTTTATTGCCCACAGACACGGTATTTTCTATATCGATAGGGTCGCTATCCACAAGAACTGTTGCACTGTTTCTGTAGCAGTCTAATGGCTCTTTAGAGCGTGTCATAAAGAACGATTGAGAAGCTAGAGCAACCCTTCCTTGAACGATGTCCATATCATTAATTGTTTTACCAACAAATGATGGTGTAGGATTAGTCTTCTCGTCTCCTACTCGTCTAGGATACCAGTTAGCTTCTTGTATCTTGAATGTCTTGGTATCATTATTAATAACCAGCTCGTGAGGCATTGTGGACTTGTCAAAGTCGTTCTTTATTCCTAACGCTGTAGTTTCTGCCCACGTTCCAAGAGTACCAAAGCCTTCTCCAACTTTTTTACCTTTAATAACATACTTCATATAGTATGTACTGACTTTTGTTTCAGGAAGCTGCTCTACTCGAACAACATACCCATTAGGAGCATATCTAGGCAAACATGCAGATTCCTTAACGGCATCCACAGCAGCAATCAAGAATCTGCCACCGTAGCCATCAGTGGTTGATACAGTATATGTTTTGCTCTTATCTTTTAAGCTAAAGTAAATGCAATCGTATGCTTGTGTTACATTAAATAACGCCGTAAACGCTGAATCTTTTGTAAACTCTTCTTTAAGCTTCGTAGTTACATTATCTGCTGTTCCTAGTTTCATAGAAGTTACTTCATACGTCTTTGTGTAATCTTTACCATCTATGTTTATCTTTATACCATATGTTGTATCTGATACACCACCTTTACACTGTACAACAAACGCCTTATTCTGAGCAGACGATAATGTGTCAGATAACTTTACAACCACATTCTTATTAAGCAGCAAGATAGTATCAGCGTTTGCGGAAAGTACCATATCAGATACTACGTACGCCGGAACGCTTCCCTCTATTGTATAGTCTTCTCCTGTGCTAATATTATACAACTTAGCTGTTCCCGCTTTTAATGATAGCATATAAAGGTAATTAGAGAATGAGAATAAAATATCAGACATATCCGCATCTTCGTCCCTAAGGGCTTTAACAAACTCTACAGGCGGACGTACCGTCAGAGACCTAACAGGGTCAGCAATCAAGTTTATCTGTTCTTCACACTGCCCGTCTATACGGTCTCTAGGACTCTGCTGCGACACGCCTTTAAGCGGAGATGCATAAGTTACTGTGTATGCTTTAGTCATTATACTTCTCCGTATCTGATACGTACATTAGTAAATACAGCTCCATTATCTTTTCTATCACGCAAATCTGCGGACACCGCAGTAGCCTGCTTAGCAGCTACGTCATTATAATAAAACTGTACTAAATCAGCATCACCACCATATGCTATGTAAAACTGATATTTAGCCTCTGCTGAGATGTATTCCATAAGCTCAATAGGGATATTCTCTATAGGTAAATCTATAAGAATCTTAACCTTTTGAGGAAGCTCAAACTCATAAGTAGTTCTATGCATATCATATAGCTTTCCTCCTCTGTCTACAACACCTCTTGTAAAAGGAGTAGCCTTTAAGATATTGCTTGGAAGAACACACGATTTAGATATATCTGGAACAACAGTTATAATGTCCGTATTGCTAAACCACCCCTTAGTTAAAATAGATGTTTTAACCTCATCTAAAATTCTGTGAGCATTATACACGTCTGGAGATGTGTTATTTTCTAAAGACTGCACAGGAGCATTATTTATAGCGACTAGCATAGAATTAACTATATCTAACTCTGTTTTCATTATTTTACTCCTTAAACACTAAAAAAAGCCCCTGCATCCGAAGACACAGGGGCACATAATTTAACCTAGGCTAGGCAGTAACTTTCATCAAGCTGTAGCACAAACCCGGATTACGGATAGCAATATCAAACGCACGGTCTGTATCAACTACCCAAGTTTTCTCCATTTCAGAATAGAAGATATTAGACTCTTCTACCAAAGACTCACCAATCAGCAAGCCATCTCTGTGGAAGATAATAGCTTCTACTTTAGCATCATCATCAGTCCAAGAGTAAGCTGAGTTGTTAAACAACGTCTTATAATCTTCGGTAGCTGTAGACAAGATTCTCGGAGTTTCTACAATAGGTACCCCTGCAAGAACCTTAACCATACGCCAAGCGTAGTTACCATTACCCTGAGAATAATCCTGATTAATCAGTTTCGGATGGTCTGCGATTACTTTGTAAGTGCTCGGACGTACAAAGATAGCGAAGCCTTCCAACGGAATATCGCGTTCTTTAATCTTGGTAATCAAGTCATCAAGAGCGTCTACCAATTTATCAGGGTCGTTTTCATCGCCAGCAGCACCAAGTGCTACAGAGACGCCATCAAAGAACGCACCATTCAAAGTATGGTCTGTTACGTTGGCGTTGGCATTAGTATCGACAGTAGCCTTAGAGCCACGGTAAGCCATAATCAATACAGCGATGTCGAACAATTTAGCCATATTCAAACCGTGGTTTTTAGCGGTTTCGCCAGTCATATCGATGTCCTGCTGTACTTCACCCAATTTAGAGAAGAAGTTACGGAACACGATATGAGTGGTAACCGTCAAGGTAACTTTATCGGTCTCGATAGAATCACCACCCGGACGAACACCCGGAGTTACACGTCTCGGCTTAGTATTACCAAATCTGCGTACAGAAATGGTGTCAGTACCAATAACAGGCATTACAGGTAAGAAGCCAGACATAATAGACGCAGAAATAAATGCGTGGTCTACCTGTCCGGTGAATTTTTCAATAAGGAGCTTTCGGGCTTCGTCTGACAAATAGTCAGAAGACGAAGGCAAAGTTCCATCAGCCAATGTTGCCATATAATTTATCCTTTACTTTTTAATATTAAAAAATTAAAGTTGTTTTGTTAGTTTTGTTATATCCTATATAGGGCACTTCGTATAAAGCTATTTAATGTTAGCTTTAATTCCTGCTATGCGACGAGCATCTAACGCTTTCATCAAAGCAAAGCCTTCTCTAGTAAGCATACCTGCTCTAGTATGATTTTTGCGAATTTCGTCGGACTGCTTTCTATACTCAGAAGAACTAAGCAAGTAATCGTCCGTAACGGATGCGTTATCTCCAGACAGTAACGGCTTATTGTTGCTCTTAGAAGAGGTCTTAGCGATAATTTCTCTAATCGCAATCTTTCTAGCAGAACCTCCCATATTGATAAGTTCTTGATATTCTGCCAAGTCTCTCTTAGGAAGCATCTGTTTTGCCTTAGTTGCCAAATCCTTCCAAGAGCCTCCAACTAGGGTGTCTAACTCTCTGTCAGATGCTTCTCTGTTGCTCTTGATAGCAGCGATAGCTACCTTAGCGTACATATAGATTGTTTTGGCATTATCTTTTCCTAAGATTGCTTCGAAGTTTTCCTTATTTAGCTTAGAGGCATCGGCAGCAGCAAACGCTTCCTCAAGGAGCATATTAGCTTTTGCATAAGGAACTTTAAGGCGTTTTAATTCAGCCGTAAGTTCGTTAACCTCATCAATAGGAGTTTCGATGTATCTATCGTCCTGCACTTCTGGAGTATTAGCTAACTCATTGTCAGCAACATCATCAGCCGGAGCGTTAGCTTCTTGATTAACAGCAGGAGCACCTTCATTAGCAGGCTCACTAGGTTTCTCTATAGTAGGAGCACCTAATGCCGGAGCATTTCCTCTAGCCAGAGGAGTTTTTACTTCGGTTACTGCTTCTTGAGGTTGACCTTGTGTTTCTTGTACATTTTCAGACATTTAATTTCCTTTCAATATTAAGCTAATCCGGCGGGTGTCGGGTCTTTTTGTTCTTCTTGAGTAGCTAAAACTTCGTTAGGATTAGGCATATCCGAATTAGTAGCCAATCTCTTAACAATGTTTTGCAGGTTAAGTGCTCCGAGAGCGAACTCAGGAAGCTGGTTGAGCATAGTAAGTTCTTGCAAGAAGTTAAGAACACTATCAGATTCTAATGACCTAGACAAGCTCTCAAGACCTGTCAGAATCTGGATGTTAAGCTGCTTAGCAAGTTCTTTTCCGTTATCGCCTAGTGCTTCTAAAGCTTCTGTTAAAGACAGGCGAGCTAACTGCTTCTGCCAAGTGCTAGCCAAGTGAGAATAGATACCTCCTTGCGAAGTCTCCAACTCATTAGCCATATATCGAATCTCCTCAGCAGTAACACGTTCGGCATCACGCTGAACGGCGGAGTTCTGTAAAAATACTCTGCGAATTGTGTTAACGTGCATATCATAGTTGCTCATAACAGCTTGCATATCGGATAGCTTATTAGACGTAACCTGTGTTACATCTCCTTCTCTTCCTACAAAGAAATCTCCAGAAGCAGCCTTAGATAACTCATCTAAATGATATACGAGCTCAGATGCTGGATTAACAAGATTAATAATCTTACTAACCACAACACTCAACTGCGTAAGAGCTTCCGCTAGTACACCTGCAGAGTTAATACTTCCTAAGTAATCCTCGCAATAGCTGTGCCCATAATCTTCACCAGACAATAGCGTCCACGTAAGAACCATTATAGGCATATCCTCTTCTGAGTAAGTGTTTGTAAGAATAGGAACATCATCAAAGTATTGCGTTACAATGTATTTCTGAGCACCTGTATTCCACACTGCCTCAGTCCATAGCGTGATTCTGTTATTCTTATCATCGATGTCAGCTCTGTTAAGTTTGTCTGCCGGAATGTATTTTACATACTCCTTAGGAACACTCTCAATCTCCATCTTTTCCTTGATGATAAGTCTAAGCAATTTGCCGTTGCTAGTAGCTCTTCTGCACACATAGTTATGCAGAGGGAAGTACCTAGAACCATTAGCCTGCTTAATAAAGCACACGTTTCCACCCACAATAAGATGCAGACACGCCTGCAATAAATGTTCTCTGCTTACAGTAGCAATAAACTTATTCGTGGCTGTCTTCTCAAGCTGAGCAATAACCTCTTCTATCTCTGTCGGAGAAGCGGCTTGCTGTTTTATAATCTCGTCAGGAACAGTGGCTCTAAAGAACGCTTTGTTAGGCGGGAACAGCAGGTTGACTAATCTGTTAGCCAAAAAGTTCGCTGCCTCCGCTCCTGCTGATGTAAATTGTATCTGAGTTTGTGCTACAAAGGTACTGTCCGCTGTTTTGTTTTTAGGGTAAAGATACGGCAAAGTGAACTCAGCACATTTCTCAGCAATTCTAAGATACTGGGAACGAGTAGCACTGAGCTTTTGGTATCTTTGTGCAACAGTAGTGTTATTCATACAACCTCCTACAAACTGATAGAGGACGTATTAGATACTCCTCCTAAGAACCCAGTAGCCTGTGCTCGTTTCTTGAGCTCTTCTTCCTCTTGTTCATCTAAGAAGATACCACCTTCGCCGGAAGCACTTGTTGCAGCAGCAGAACCTGTCTCTACAGACGGAACAGAAGCATCCATAAATACCATATCCTTTTTAGCTGCCTCTTCTGCCGCTGTTCTTTTCTGGTACCATCTATGTCGCATAATGTCAAATAAACTCATAATATACTCCTATCCTATCAAAATAGACGAGCCGCTAGAAGCCACACCGCCTAAGAATCCTGCACTAGCCTGCTTTCTACGTTTTAGTACGTCCTCTTCTACCTCATCTGCACCAATAACTACCGACGGAGAACCTGCTTCTGCGAATGATACAGCAGCGTCGCTGGAGTTTGCAGCAGCCGATAATACTTGCTTAGAATCTTCTTTTACTTTAGTATCGAGTGCCCAACCATCCTCAGAAACGCCTCCAGCGGTAGCTAAATCCAATGCTCCCTTCGTGGCTTGCCCTACCGCCCCGACAGCGGATTTAAACGCACCCTCAACGTCTCCTTTCGCTAATTGCCCTACACCTTGTCCAAGCTCTTTAAATGCTCTTCCTGTATCACGTACAAAATGAAAAGGAGCTTTTACAGCTTGTTTGAATATTTTTGTAACGCCCTTAAATGCTTTACTTAAAAATCCCATATTGTTACCTTTCTTGTTTGCTTGTTGAGTTAATAATGCTTAGTAACCTATCAAAAGCAAAGTTAACACCTGCTGCATACATAACCTCTTCTTGAGTTGTTTGAGGAGTAATGCTTTTCATAGTAATTACAGAATTTCTGATTCTATTACAGATGTCTTCTAATTCTCTTATAGAAACTGCATTAAACTGTCTAAGCTCTGTTTTAATCATAGATATAATCTCCTTTTGTTTATATCCTATATATGGTATTCTATTAAAATTATAATAATTACGATAATAGTATTGTTGTTATATTATATATATATATTTAACAGAAGAAATATTTACTATCTCTTATTATATTAATATCTAAATTATACTTATTAGGTATATCAGGTAATATAATATCTAATTGTTTATAATAATCTATTATATTCTTTAATATATCATAATTAGTATATATATTAATAAACTGTTCTCTTAATATAACATTAAGCTTATCTATATCATTAGCATAAGTACCATAATCATCGTGTACACAAGCATACTGTGTTATACCATTCTTTAGACACTCGTTTATAGTAAATACTAAATGAGAGCTATCCATACTGTGAATAAAATTAGGGCTTATACCATTCTTGTTTCTTATTACATCCATAACAGGAGTATCTGATTTACAAGATAGCTTAATTGTTCCCATAAGATTTATGATTACAGCGTGCTTCTGTACTTTAGATACTTTCTTATCCTGTATTACTAAGAAGTTTGTAGGAGATTTCCACATAATAGGTTTATTTGCTTTACAGATTATTCCGGCGGACTTCTTTAACCAATCCATAGCCTGCATAGCTGCTATAACTATCTCTCCGATGCTATCCCATAGCTTTGGGCTCAAGTACCTAGCTGCTTTATTTACATCGCCTGTATATCCGTTATCCTCAAGATAATCACAGATGCTCTTAAAGCAAGTTATCTTTGTGCTGCCGTACGGTAGCGTCATCACAGGCTTCTTAGCCATCTTTCTTGTGATGCCAAACTCTAACAGCTCCTTACCAAGCTCAGAACCTTCCTCTTTAATCTTGTTGATAAGAACATTAGCCACCTCTTGATAGATGTCGTGAGGTTTGTCGCTCGGAACTAGATTAGTTGCTTTGCCTCCTACAGGGTCTCTAAGCAGCGCAGAGAAGTTTTGTAGACCGTTGCAGCTACCATCCACCCCGACAGGTAATTTGCTTCTGTGTGAGCTTCCTAGAGCGTTTATGGCATATATCTCTAAACAGGCTCTTAAGAACTGGAAGGGTTTGTCCGCTTCTTGCCACGACAGATTGTTCTTTGGGTCTTTAGCAACATCAAGAATAAGCTGCATATTATCGGCAACCCATTTAACTCTGTCTTCAAAAGACACTTTATCTACACCGTAGCAGTTAGCGGTATGTACTTTAATCCAGTATATGCCTCGCTCTGTTAGCGGAACTCCCTCAGCAAACTCTAGCAATCCTTTGCTGTAATCTGCTCCTTGCGGAGATACGCCATAAGATGATGCGTATAAACGCCCTCTAAAGTCCGCTGTATACACAAAGTATATTTTATCGTACTTGCTATAGTCCTTTGCTAAAGATAGCGTCCTAGAGATTGCTAGAGCCTTACCAAAGCGTTTCTTCTCTTGTGTGTATATCTCCCTAGCCTCGTTCTTCCATTTCTTAAATGCAGCAAGCTCTGCTTCCGACATATCTTCTTTAGCCTTGCCATTAGCTAAATCAAACACAGGAACTTCTAATGGATTCTTGCTTGGCAAGCACTTTCCCCCGTTCTCCCACACATCGGTTAGAACATCGAGCATAGTTTCATTTATATGCCACGCGGTGTTCTGTAAAGCATTAATAGCGTTAACAACCAGAGGCATCTTATCAAAATGCTTACGATACTTATTCCAATGGCTAGGAGTAGTTGTAACAAACTTTGTTGTTAATTGCTGCTCCAGCGTGTAGTATCCTCCATTATCAAAATCTGTCCACTCTTTAGGAGGAACAATGCACGGTGGCTTACACACTTTTAATCTAGCAATTTCTTTGGTTTGTTTGTCCGCCCATTCCTTAAACTCAGGAGTAAGGTCTACATAATTAATCTGTTTAATACCTTTGCGCATCCGCACTATTTTGGCTAAGTTAAAATTATTGCATACAATCATAATAAGAAGAGCCCCTAGCCCTACAGAGGTTTTGTTATCCCACTCTTCATATTCAATATCCATCTTATTAGCTGTGTACTTAGCAACTCTAGATTTATGTCTTGCGGAGTTTGTCTGTGTTCTCTTAAACGATTCTAACAGCGTTTTCATATATAGCGGATTCTGTTCTTTGAATTTTAGTATCAGTAACTCTGTGTGAATATATTTAGATATTTTCAAAGCTAACTGCTGTATTGTACAATTAGCTGCACTCAGTTCTTCAACCATCGTGTGTAAAGTTATGTACGCCATAGCGTTATAAGACAGCCCTTCTGTGCGCTGCCTTATTTGTTTATAGCATAGTACAGGTTTTTCAAGTACCTTTTCAATAGCAAGAGCAAGTGGCTCTACATAAGACTTATACATAATCTTAGCATAATCAGTCTCAGACGCTGGTCTGCTCTGCGTCTGCATAATGTAATTCGTCATACCTTGCATAGAGTATTTATTTTCTAGCTCCACTTGTTTTTCTATTAGATTTGAGATTTGCAACTGCTCTTCGTCTAGCATAATACATCCTTTGCTTTTCTCGTTTGATTTCTTGTAATTCTTCCGGCGATTTATAAGTTGGGTGTAGCCACTCTGTCTGTGGCTCATTGTGCAATATCAGATACTTACACAACTTTATGAGCCACTTTAACGGAGTGGATTGACGTTTAGCAGAGATACATTGTATACGAACCTTTCCCTCAGCTCGGTTACAGTTACGACACAATGCTCCACGAATAACGCCTGTAACGTGGTCGTGGTCTACAACAATATCTCGCTTAGGATATTCAGCAAACCATTGGCCACAAATAGCACAGCGACCGCCTTGTTTCTCTATAAGCTCGTCTCTGATTTTCTCTAGGTCTTTACGCTTTACTCTCTGCATCTTGGATTATCTCCTTAACATACTTAATAAAGTCGTCATAGTCTTTATCACGTCTCATCCACAGCAACCTGCCGTTAGATATAAACAGCTCGTACCATTTAAGAGGGTTACCATTTAAGCCAATAACTTCCTCTTGCTCAAAGTAGTTAATATACAGCTGACGTACAATTTTATATGCTTCTTTAGCTGATTTAACCTCTTTCATAATAGCGTAAGTAGTTGAAGCACCACAATTATATGGTGGTCGGCTATCATACTCTTTCTGTGCTTTAGCAGCTTTCTCTGTGTTAGGATATTTAGCGATAGTCTCAAGCAGCTTATTGTATTTCTGATTAGGTTTAATCTTGTGCATATCCTTACCAGAAATCTTAGGCAAGCCCGGAATATTATCTGCTGTATCTCCCATAAGCATCTGACACCAGAAGAACTTCTCGCCTGTGCCTTTAACCTTAGAGCCCTTAAGCTCAATATCACCGAATGTATTTACGTCGAATAACTTTGAAGTATCCCAATCAAGATGTAAACCTGGAACAATCATAAGGTCTTTATCTTTGGATACAATAACAGAAAGGTCTCTATGACCTGCTTTGATAGCATTATAATTAGCTTGAGCTAAACCATCATCAGCTTCTTGGTCGTAGTGTAGGATAGCTTTGTGAGCGTTAGCCATATATAAACGGATACGCTCTAAGTTTTGAGGTTTTACCTTCCCTTCTCGATTGCCTTGATATTCTTTAAGTACAGCAAGCTCATATCGCTTTCCTTTATCAGAGTCGTGAGGGGTTAAGTGTACGCAGATGCTCTCTGCGCCTGCTAATAACCGCAACGTCTCTAACATAACATCAGTATTGTGGCACATCATTTGGAATGTGATTGTTTCATCAAATGATGCCATATACGCCACAAAATCTCCATCAATATGCAAGACCCTGTGAGGAACTGTCTCAGGATATGAGAAGTTCCCCGACTGGTCTTCGATGGAGAGCAAATCGTCTAAGGACAAACCCTCTACAATTTCCTCTGCCATTTATTTCTCCTATTATTAGTCGTCTAACAAACCTGCCTCAGCAGCCATAGCAGCGATGTCGTCGTTATCGGCTTCTACTTTAGCAGCTTTCTTTTCTGCTTTCTTAGCTTTTGGAGCTTCTTTAGTTTCTTCAACTTCTGGAGCTGGAGCATCTTCTGCATCAGGAGCAGGAGCATTGTCTTCCGGTTTCTCTACTTCTGTAGGCATATTGTTTAATGTCAACATAGCCTGCAGCGGAGAGCCTTTGAAATCGACAGCTTCCAAGCAGCGTTCCTGCATCCAGTTCTTAGAGCGACCATCATCTGTAGTGCCTTCAATATGGATAGCGTTCCACATCTTCAACAACGGTTTGTTCCATACAAAGCAGATGATTTCTGACTTAGCCGGAGCTACATTTACTTTGCGTGTCTCACCTGTCTCATAATCTTCTACAACAGGAGGAAGGATAGCAAATTCTTTTGTATCAGGATTCTGCAACGTAGCAAAGGTTACTTCTTCACCTTTCTTATTTTTGTAAGTAACGTGGAAGATTTTACCGCAATATGCTTTACCCAAGCACTGAGCCAAGTGTTTAATAGACTCATCACCCATAGCCATAGCTTTGAACAATTTGTGATATTTGGATTTAGCGTTAGTGCTGATACCCAATGTAGTCAAGCTAATGGTAACAGGATAATCTTTACCTTTTGTGTGTCTCGGAGAAACAACTTCAAACGTCAATTTAACTTCTCTGTCGGGATTCTTCTTTTGAATACCCTTGAACATACCATAATGTTTACCAAGTTCAACATAACCAACAAAACGGAGCTGACAAGCACCAGCTTCCGGCAACTCTCTTTCAAATGAACTTTCTTTACTTTGGTCTTCTACTTCTGCCAACTCTTCCAAAAAGCTCTCGTCAAATTCACCGTCATACATATCCATATCATTTACTTCTTTAGCGTTTTTATTCATATCATATCTCCATTAATGTTATACTTCGATTACGTGTTTAGTAAATAGGCTTTCGCCTGCTTCAATTTCAACAGGGAATGGAACTGTAATATCCCAGTTGTAAAGTTCTTTATAGATTTGTGGGATGCTCTCCATTATAGGTTTAATGTCTCTAGCAACCTCCATCTCTACATCTTTGTGAGCGTCAATCCAAACACAGTCGTGAACCGTATTAATCAAGAACGCTTTACCATCATAATTATTCTTTTTCATAAAATGCCGGAACAGTCTGCCTAACACTGTCTCTACCATCTCACCACCTGTACCTTGAACAGGATAGTTCTTAATACAAGTCGGAGAGAATGAGAAATCAATGCCCTTCTTCTTTAAGAAGTCAGGAGCTTCTTGCTGTTCAAATGTGTACCGTGTTCCAGAAGGAGCAACATACTGTCCTACTCTGATACTTCTACCAAGAGCAGGCTTAAATACAAAATGCTTCATACTGCTATTCTGTATCTCTTCTGTAATACGCTCATAATACGCACTCACACCGCTGTACAATCTATCCTCAACTTCCATAAGCTCTTCAACATCTTTGAGCGACATTCCTGTGGATGCAGCAATCTTAAACTTGCCTGCACCATAAGAACGCTGGAATGAGAACTTCTTGGCGTTAGACCGCATTTTATGATATTCTTTGTAATAAGGATTATCAGGGCTATCAGTCTTAGCTCTGTACTTAACCTGCTCATAAGGCTCTCCAAGCTTCACAGAGAGGCGTTTGCAGTGGAAGTCTACCCTATTACGTAAGTCTTCACAAAGCTGCTTGTCGTTCGTTAAACAGCCTTGTACGACCACTTCTAGCTGAGAGTAGTCGGCTTCTATGATTACACCATCTTTACCGAAGCGTGATACCATCATTTCTTTAACACGACTTTTAGCTTGTCCTGTCTCGTCTTCATCATCTCTCGGTATGTTTTGTAAATTCAATTATATTCGCTGTAGGTCGTTAATCTACAACCGCTTTCGCTGCTGCATATTACTATGCAGGTTAGACTATATCATAGTAGAATATTATCTACTCCTTGCGTTTCCAGCCACTTGGCTGTACTCTCTTTCGAGATAGTCGTTGCACCTCCCAATGAACGCAGATAAACGTGCAGCTTTGTGTGCCAATTCATCGGCAGTCCAATAAGATTAGAAATATCATTATTGTGTGGGTTCTTATCGCAATGATGTACAGACATATTCTTAGGAAGCTCTGTTAAACCGTTATGCTCACAAATAACGATAGTGTGAACAAATACGTGCTTACTTCTTTTTCTTCCTGTGTACCACGAAGGCTTAAGTGTCATTAAGTATCCTTTATTATCTCCTACGATACCTTTATAATTATGGTGTTCTGCACCGTGCTTATCCTTCATAGGATTCTTATATCCTGTCTTAGATTTTCGATAGTTGTTTACCTTTCGGCTTCTTCTCCAATCTAAAGGATATTTTCTCCATACATTATATACGAGCTTATATCCACATTTGAGATTATCTGCAATTTGTTGCAAAGTCATCTCAGTGTTTTCAAGTTTATATTTTATTTCTTCTTTTATCATTGTGTACCTCCTAAGGTAGAAATGTTGGTTTGGCTCATAGTTATCCTATATTAGGGTCTTCTATGAATTAACAAGGTTTTACAGCCCCAATTTAGGGCTGGTACTACTCAATCGACCTGTAACAGTGCGTACGTGGTGTAAATTATGATGAATAAATCTATCATTAGGATTACAGTGTGTAAGCAATCCTGTAAGCTCTCCTTTAGAGTTCTTAGCGATATAGTATGTGCTCAAATCTTTTGTAAGCAACTGATACCGCCGGAACGCCTTAATAAGCTCATCATTAGGATTGATTGCTGCAATCTCATCAAGAGCATCATCATTTGTGGAATAGAACGGCTGTCCTCTTGCATCTTTAAGAGAGCTTGCTCGCTCAGGATTAGGAACGTAGCGTCTTGGGAATATATGATACGTTTCATATATCTTTGTCTTTATCTCACCTTTGTTCTTGCCTCCTTTGAAGCGAACAGGCTGCCCATCATCGTCTAGGACATCTCCTCTGTATTTATATTTAACAGCACCACCATAAAACAGAGCAGATTTATGTTGATTAGAGCTCCATTTGAACTCAAGCTCTTCCGGCAAACCTTGTGTGTATTTATCCAAGATTTTACGTACAGCAGCTATATCCTCACGAAGCTTAGCAGCATTTCTAAACGCTACCTCTAAGTCAATTTTAAGACCGTTGAACTCCATCTCTGTGGTACAGAGTAAGCTCTCCATACGTTGCTCTAATACAGTCAGCATACCACGCTCTACAGCTTTCTTATACTGTCCTAAGAAGATAAGCTCTGTGTTAGGAATATCTCCAACCTCTAACAGATACTTCATAAGCATATCTCTGTCAATCTGTGAGGTGAGATAACCTTGCTCCCACATCTCTTTTACTTCATCGAGCTTTTTGTTACCACCATATTTACCAACGATTTTATCCATACTCACGGTTTGCACATCTTGCGTCATACCCTCGAGACAATACTCAGCAAGCTGACAACACCATATCTTGCCACCGTTTCTGATGTATTTCTGTACTTGAGGGAATGTCCAAGTATATAACAAATCGAACTTAATGTTCAAGCCAACAAGATACTTTGTGTCCTCAGGAATATCCGGCATCATCTCATACTTATCTTTAACATCAGTGTAATAAATACCTGTGATAGGTTTATCTTTAATGCGATAGCCTGTAGCGACAATAAAGTTTCTCGGGTCAAACGGAGAGGCCTTTCTACCACACAGTGTATGGTTCTCTGTCTCTAAGTCAAACACCATATACTTAGGATAGTTCATAATTACCTCCTATTTAGATTCTGTTAATTCGGCAGCGATAGCAAAGTATCCAGCAGCATCTACATAGTTATCGGCTTTTTGCGGGCTGCTAGCCATACGAGCTACTTTAAGCAAGCCCATCATAATTGCTACATCGTGAGATAAAAATTGTACTGGTGTGCCTATAGAAGCCATATAGGTATTCCAATACCTTGCAATCATAGCAAAGTTGCTTTCAGGAGCACCATAATCGTTTTGTCTGTCGTTTGTTACGCAGCCAATAGAGGTTTCTAAACAAGTTTTCTTATCCATTTTCCATTCTCCAATACCATTGGAATTAAGTGAGGATGTCCTTTAATAATCATACCACACCCGTAGATAGGATTCTCATTAAGGACTTTGTTATAATTAAAAGTGATGTTTTGATTGTCAATCAAGCAACCAACAGTCATACCCCAGATTGTCTCTGTAGGACTCGCTGAGTACACAATGTTGAATTGTCCGTGATAATGCCCACGAACCAAACAGCAGCGTTCCTTCATCAAGTCTGATAACATATCTTGACTAGAGCCTCCGTGCTTGAATTTAATCAGCTTGCCGTTAGATTTGATAAGCAAGTAGTCTGCCCAGAACCATCCGTTTCCTAAGCCACCACGTCTTATAACGTCGCCATCAGGAGTACGCTCACCAAAGATAGCGTCTCTTAATGAGAGCAAGAAGTGTTTAGGGATGCCATAAGCTTTACCACGTCTATACGCTAAGCTACCGTGATTACTATGACACAGTAGCATATTCGGGAAGACGGAGTGAAGCTCTTTTAAGAACTCTCTACCCCGATTAAGCTCACATCCGGCTGAATCCAAATCAGGGTCTGGAGTGTGGAAGCTCATAGCGTGATTATCAAGCTCATCTCCTGTGCATACAATCAAATCAGGATTATACACACGCTTAACTTCTTGCAAGAACGTGAAAGCGTCAGGATGCTGATACGGTACGTGTAAGTCGCTGATTACCATAATGCGCTTATAGTCCTTGTTTACAATCTCTTTAAGCGTCTGTGTCTCTTGTACTTCAACATCAAACCTCTGACGATGTAAACGCAACTCAGCATCTTTTTGCTTTAATCTGCGTCTTCTAGCATCCTCACCTAAAGTACGAATAATGAAATCATTAAATGTTGATTTCTTAATATCCTCTCCAATAAGCTTGGATGCTTCTGCTCTTGCTTGATTCTTTGTGCGACCTTCTAAGATTCCCTCCAAAGTCTCTTTATCTAGTTTGTTCTTTAGCATTTGCAACCATCCTTGTTAGGTTATTGTTAGCGTTCATTTCTTGTTTAATCATATACTTTATTTTGTTTACATATATTTGGTCTCTTGGCAGCAAGTCTCTAAACTCAATACCATACTTAAATATATCTTTAACATTTGCTGCAATACGAATATTCTTAGTGCCAAACTCCTCTGCTAACATTCTGGCACAATCCACGACACCCTCTTTAGCAACACCTTTCATAGGATGTTTTAAGTTAGTGCTGTGGAAACCTACATACGCTCCAGAATGTGTTACAACAAATTCTTTTTTATCAGACATTATCCTCCTCTATATCAGTTTCATCGTTTACTCTACAAATATCTGGATTAAACATAACCTCAGCTCGTGGGTTAGATTTAACTCCGGCTCTGCGTTTTTTATTCTTTGGTATTCCTATATAGCGGATGCCATCAAATTGAACGTCGGAGTTCTTACCAAGAATAATAATAAAATCACACGCTCCTTGTTTACCGGTACGTGAATCTTTAAGCATAGACTGTGATGGATACAGCATACCTTCACCATCCGCAGATACTTGTGATGTAGCTATACCAATGCTGTTATGTTTTGTTTGTTGGATACGAGCCCATTTATAGATGGCTTCCAATCTCTCGTGTGTTTTCTCGCCAGACCACACGATGTTTACGTTATCCAGCATATCATACACAACTAAGCCTACATTATGTTTAACCATAAGTCTGTCAAGAGCTGCTGTGTTCATATCGTGAATGTTAATAATACGTATCTTATCCTCACGCCCTACAGCATCGATATACTCTTGCTCTAATGTTCCGGCTTTCTTCTTCTCAATAAGCTGTTGAATAGTGCAGCCTAAAGCAGCTTGCCGTAACCTTAAGAATATCTGTGAGCCGTTACCTTCATTATTGAATATTACTACATTCTTATCAGCAGGTAACTGTTTAGCCATATAGGTGATTTCAGACAAGAGGAATGTTGTTTTACCAGCATCAGGACGAGCAGCTATAATGCCAAACTCGCCAGCTCTGAGTGGCTTCATATGTCTGTTAAGACAGCCACATCTGAACTTGATGCCTTCGTCATTCTCTTCTTCATCCAAGAGCTTGCCAATATCCTCTTGCACAAAATCCTCTTTGCTAAAGCTATCACATACTGCTTTGTAATCAGCCTGTGCTTGCTGTAGCTCCGCTTCTAAATCAATGTCTTTGCCGTCATTGTACTTAAAGATTGCGTTACTTAACGTGTTAGCTAACCTCAAATCAGCAACACGCTGCAAGAACGTCTCTTTTACGGCGTCTGGAGCGTCTTTTTTAATTTGTGATATAATACAGCGGTAAGCCTCTTTTTGCTCTTGTGTGAGCTTCTTACACTTAGTAAGAATGAAGAATGTATAGAACTCTTCAATCTGAATTACCTCTTGATTATATTTCTCAAAATACTCTCCAAATGCTTTTAACAAGAACGCTGTAGTCTCATCATAGATAGTATCTTTGACGATGCTATAGAAGCGGGTATAGTATTTCTTGTACTTTAGAATTTGCAAAGCATTATATTCTAGTGCCACTTCTGCTCCTTTCAATAAACTGTTTAATCTCTTGTCTGCTATAATATTTAGGGTCTTTATCAGAATGTACTCTGTACACAGGCTTCCCTAACAATGAACAATAATGCGCTATCTTTATGCTGCCATCTATTCCTGCATCATCAGGGTCTAACCATACAAATACTTCTTCAAACGGCATCAGTGCCGGAAGTAAAGTATCTACAGGCTTAGTACCAAGCAAACTAATTGCTGAAAAGACTTGTCCTACCTTTATAGCAGAGAGAATATCCTCTGTTAATACTACCTCTGATGTTCTAGCTTGATGGCTATAGAACAGCGGTTTCTTTACTGCTGCTTGGTTAACGTATTTTGGATTCTGTCCATCAAACACAGCTCTTGCTTGGAGATAGGTGAGTCGTCCAGAATCATCGTAGGATGGAAGGAGGACTCTCTTAAGCGAGGGTGAGTAACGAACATTATATTGTCTTCGCAGGTCTTCATCAATTCCTGCTTTTCTAAGCCAGTTAAGTCCTTCTGGAGGTAACTCCTCGCAAGCGTCAAAAGGCATCTTACAATGGAGTTTTTCAACTGCTTTATTCGCTTCGGCGAAGTCGTGTACAGTAATACTTGTTGACCTTTCCACAAACCTAGAGCAGCCACAGCGGAAACAGTAAAATCTAAACCCCACAATGGAGGAGGATATGATTGCTGATTTATCATCTTTACAACACCTCGCTCTTGTTGATGTGTTCAGAGGAAGCCTCTTGGCTATTGTCAGCCAGTCCTCTCTCTGGCTGGGAAACATTATCATATCTGTCATCCTCTGGGTCTGTACAGAAGAAAGCTACACCATTCTTCTGCATAAAATGGAACGTATCCATATTAATGCCTCGTGTGAGTATTGCTCATAATCCATATAAAATATGTAGCAGCACACCAGTACATTAACAAGAATATTCTAAGAAGCTGCTCTTCCATTATCTTTCTCCGCTAAAGCTTTCTTTCTTTTTGCGAGACGATTATTAAACTCAGCAAGAGAGATAATTACTGTGCAGTCATACGTGTTATTTCCTACACCAATAGGAGCACCCTTAACTCCGGCAGCTCTTCGCAATACCATCGTTTTGTAGTCCTCTGCCTTACCAATAAAAGGAAGCACCTTGATTTTGGTCTGCTTGATTTCTCTAAGTAATGCTTTAACATCTTCTGTAGACTTTCCTTCTAAACGGACACATTCTTTGTTGTTAATAAGTTTATTTCTCATCTGTATTCTCCTGTAATTTGTTTGGGTTCATAGGGTGTACGGTTACTTCACCTATAACTTTAAGGAGTTTAGACTTAGGAAACATCTTTTGTGTTTGTAAGGTAAACTCCTTAGCTGTCTTATAGTCCTCTGTACTGTACGCTCTTATCGGATGTCCTGCGTCATCGATAGCAAGCGTTAAATAATACATTACGCTTCCTTTTTAGCTTTCTTGGCAAGTCTCTGTTCTCGCTTAATTTTAAGCAGAGCAGCTTTGCTCAGAGCTGGATAGATGCTCACTATAAATTGACCGACACGGAAGTCAGAGCCATCTACAGGAACGTTGTTATTCCACATCTTAGCATAGGCTTGTGCTGCCAAGTTAACAGCGATACCTAAGATTGTTTGTGGAGGGAGATTTGTTTTCTCCAAATCCTCCATAAGCTGAGATACAGCTACAGTTGCAAGCACTGGGGCATCAGCAGCTACAGCTTGTGGTTCTTGATTTTCTTTGTTTTCTGTATTATCCATTATCTTTGTCCTCCCTAAATCTTGATACAACAGGCATACGCATTACGCCTGCTTCTGTGACGTCCTTGTATTTTACTTCTACGGTTCTGCCAATATAAGACAAATGATTAAGCCACATATCTCTACGAACGTCGTGAGTAATACTACCGAGACCAATAGCAATATCTTGCCCATTATATTCGCAAATAACCTTTCCAGCATTTCCTTGTAATTCTCCTTTAGCTTCCTCAATAGACTTGATAACCAAATCTACTGTGGGTTTAGGTACGAGCTTAATAAAGCCATAAGAGCGACCTACTTTATAGTAAGATACTTCTCCGTGTAGAGGACGAGCAACTACGCCTTCTGCATCAGGATGGTCTTTCATATATTCACCAAACATCTTAGTAAGCTCTCGGAGATTGTTAGCTATACCAATATAAGGAACAGCGCGTATCTCGACAATATTACGCTCCAGTACATAAGACAACTCTTCTAAACGAGTTTCGAATGATGTAGTTTTGATACATTCATCGTATGTATCAAATACATTGAATTTAAGTTCAGTAGCTTGTTCTTGTTCTTGTCTAACCCTACCAGAAATTTTATTAAAATTAGCTACACGAGGCAATCCGTAATCGCAATACAATTCGCCAATAAGGTGTTCTCCACAGTATAGTATAGATTCTTCCATATTCTCGAGTTTATCAATAAGCCACTGCATAGAAGGTATGGGTTTACCTTGTCTTGTACGGATATGATAATGGCTATCATCGTCCATATACAAGTCAGCCATAACACCATCCAGCTTCTCTGAAACGTGCATAGGAAACTCTAGCTTTTTCTCCGGCACATCTTGTATGTACTTACTGAGCATTACAATATCTTTTGCCATTGTTTTCTCCTTAAAAATTACTCTCTTTTGGCTGGAAGCACAACAAACCAATCTTGCGCCACATATCAACACACTGCCTACGGTCGTCAAACACAGCGATTACATCGTATTTAGGGTGGATTTCTCGCTCGTAAATCTTTAATTTAACCGCAGCGTCCTTAACATACTGCTTAGCTACTGGGCGCATATGCAGCTCGTGGTACGGCACAAAATGATTACATAACCACGTAACTGTGTCCTCTTTGTAAATCTCTGGTCTGCCTGTCACTAAGATAATCTTATAGCCAGTGTTATACAGAGCTTTAAGAATATCTATGGTAGCCATAGGTTTGTCATCCTTAAGCGATGCATAAAACGCAGACCACTGTTTAGTCTCTGCTAACTGTTGTCTGTGGTCTGTGTCCGACAATGTATCATCAATATCAAATATTACTGCTTTTTCTTTCATATTGTATTACATTCCCATTTCAATAAAGCCAGTCAAATCATCAGATACAGTGTCTTCAAATGTTTCCAGCTTGTATCCTCCGTCTTCTTTGTATGCTTCGTAGGATGCGTGAACAATAGCAAACATAACGAATGCCGGAGATACGAACACTTTAGCCACAGCAATACCTGCGATTGCAAAGCATACCAGTACCGTTGCGACACAAGCGAGCAAGGCTCTGAGAACAATCAGTACAGGCTCTTTGTATTTTTCAAACAGAGTTTTGAACCATTCCTTAGCCTCGGCAAAAGCGTTTTTGGTTTTTTCAACGAGTGTGTTAAAAATGTTAGAAATTTTAGTCATTAGTTTTCTCCTTTACAAATACTGAGTTAATTAATTGTTTAATTTGTTCAATAGTGTGCCTATTGAGCTTACCTTCTGCTGTACCAGTGAAATTAAGAAACTCGTACAGCCCACGGTAAGTTGTGCTAGATTCACGGAACTTCCACCATACAATGGTTTTTACCGGAAGACCATAAACTATGGCGCAAACAGGCTTACCGTAAGAGGAATATATCCTGAAACCTGCTACATCCTTCCCATTGTCTCTCATCATAATAGTAGACACTGTGTTTTTATGAAATGATAAAGTAATGTCATCATAATACACAAAAGATGTTGTGCTCTGTAATCCACAGGCTTCTAAAGTTTGTTCAATAGCAAGGCCATTCATTGATTTTCTCCACCTTTGGGTTAGCCAAATTGTGTTTCCATTTGTAGCGTGTAGCCCACAGCTCCGCCATACATCTGTTTACAAACAATCTGTCCGGCTCACCATTAGGCAAGTTTGTTACTCGCCACTGTTTAGGTTGCTCTTCTCTGTCTCCATCAACCTTAGCAATCACTTGATTTTCAAGTGCGTTTGTGTAACTGTACGTCTTTTTCATTGTATCTATCCTTCCATTGTTTCCATACGTTTTGTTGCTTTCTCTTCTTTGAAATACTCTCGTGTTTCAAATTCAGAGCGTTTACCTTTGTTAAACTCTGTGCTTGGTCTGATGTATCCCATTACCATTCTTTCTATAGTGTTCGCTAAGCACTACACGTTCTCTTATGAACTGCTTACTGTCGCCAGTAAGATAAGACTATATCATAGCTCTTTTTGGAGCTCTCGCCGTTTCGACTCGCTTGAGCCTACTCCCTTTCGGGATAGTCGTTAGACACACGAGAGACTTTTCCTTTATTCAACCGAGTATAAAAAGATGATTTACATATTTTAAGAATACTACACATCTCTTTAACTGTCTTATTATAATATACCATATCTTTGTACATATAATTAGCAGTTATTTCTTTGAAAGCTCCTGTTTGTTTACCGCCTTTATGAGCGTGTTTAGCATTATAGCTACGAGTTACCCACTCTAAGTTAGTATAATGATTATTGCTCTTATTAAAATCTTTGTGATTAACAACAGCACCTTCAAAATAACCTTCACAATATGCTCTAGCTACAAGGTAATGAATAAAGAATTTCTTTTGTGGATACCCTATTCTAACTCTGTAATATCCTGCGGTGTTCTTTTCTCTGTACAGAATCTTGTTACTGCTTTTAGAGAACACTTCTCCAGTATCTGCTATTAAATAATCAGGATAGTTTTCTATAGGTGTCCATCGTGTCTCCCGCTTTGTACGGTATTGACTCATAGAGTGTTTCACCGTTTAGACGAGTTTTTAAGGACACGCATATTAGGTTTACGAGTCCAGCACTCTACAAGACGGCGTTTAGTACCATCTTTGAATGTTACCCACATCTCGTGTGTATCGATGCTCTGCACATCTTCTGGGTTAACCTTGTGTGCTTTAAGCACGCCAATTTCATAATCATTAAACATTGATTTATTCTCCTTGGTAAAATTTAACTTCTTCTGGTTTCATAGGTGCACAATGACGCCACGCTATTCCTTGAGGAGTAACATACTTAAGAGATGACTCATTCTCTATTTTTCTAAGAACACCTATGCAATAAGAAGAAATATCATAATCCCAGAACTTACACAAGCAGCCGATATAGAGCATCTCCTTTGAAACCACTTCCCAATTATCCGAGAACATATCTCTCACACGTATATTGTACTTATCTCCAGCTTCTGTTACAAACTCATCACAAGAAGATTCAAAACGAATATTCTCATAATCGAGCCAATGGTTCATACGGATAGGTTCTCCGTTTTTAATTTGTTTTTCTAATTCTAATAAATTAGCCATATCCATATCCTTTCTTTTTGATTTCTTTAACCTTTTCACGCAAGTTTTCGATTCGCTTAAATAAGCGAAGGCTCTCCTTGTCGTCTTCCTTGTATTCGCAAGATGAATAATACATATCATTACCTATCTCTTTACGCTCAATCATCTCTGCGTGTCGTGTGTGGGCTTCATCTGCCTCTGAGAGGTCATATAAAGCTCTGTAGAGAGGATTTACAGCATAAGTGATACAATGTACCAATTTACTCCAAAACCCTCTCAGTGAGGCTAAAATAGCCCTTAGTTTTGATGTAATTTTGCTCATCTAATTTCCTCCTCATAAATAGCGTTAAGATTAGCCACAGGTATTCTATGGCAGCCTACCTGTACATAATCGTCATTTACTGATAAAACTGTATACTGTCCAGCTTTCTTACCTAAGATAGGTTTGCCTGCCTTCCACAGTTTAAGCAACATTCGCACATCTCTCCAAGGTACAGTAATAAGTTGTGATGTTTTAACATCATCTCCCATTCTCCAAATGAAGGAATAACTGTCGTCTACATTAAAATATTCTCGCAAAATATGTAAAGATAGATGACAAGGAAGACAAGATTTTGCAAAAGCGTTTATAAGTTTTGAAAATTTAACATCTTTTACAGCACAACCTAATTCTTGGTGAAACAGATTCATCGCCTCTTCATTACGTTTAACACGCTCTTCAAATTCTTTTCTTATGCGTTCTCTGCGTGCCTGCTCTCTGTTTTCTACAATACTTTCCTGATAGTCTTCTAATATCAGAACATACTCTTCAAGTTTAGAATGCCGTTTAGTATGAGTATTATATAAATGCTTACCAAATGCATCTCCTAATCTTCTAAGAATATCAACATACCCACAAAAATCGTGCCTATCTTCAAAACGAGCAAACACTCCTTGCTTATTCTTTCTAGTGTTGTCAAGCATATACTTCAATCTATGCTTACATTCTTCTACTTCCTTCTTGAGTAGACGCTCTAAAGATACATCATACTCTGGTATATTATCCGAGTTTACTTCAATAATGTTCCAGTGCCCAAAAGCTCCACGAATAGCACGTTTCTGTCTCTGTGTGGTTACGCTAAAGCCTTCTCTAGCAAGCAGCAACACTTGTTTATCCACAATTTTATAAGCAATAGCTGTACTATAAGAGTACAGAGTATTGCCTCTGGTGTGCATACGGTCGCAACCTGTACGCAAATCTCGCTCGTGGTTATACGCCCACTCGTGAGCTAAGCCATTATAATCGCAGTTATTAAACCGCATAGGTCTTTGTGTAGTCATAGTTAGTCCTCCTTAGTGAAAAGTATTTTTTCAATATCTTCTAATTTTGCAGGCAAACATTCTGTATAACGGCATCCTCCGTCAGTAATAAAAGGATATTCATTATCGACATCAACACAAGTAAGCACACCTAAATGCCCAGGATGGTATACGTAGTCTTTGGCGTTTGTGCTTTTACCATAAAACCAGCAAACTTTTCCTATCCAAAAAGATGAGTGATTATCATTTAATAAAACTTTAATACACGCTGCTTTAGAAGGGTCTTCAAACTCTGGAATACGCACTTTTCCAATTTTTCCCCAATCACCACTAACGGCTTCCCAATGTCCAGCGTTATAGTTAGGTTTATTCTCAAACCAGAGGACATCTCCCCAAAAATCTTGAGCAAGGTACTTAGCTTTTAATGTTATAGCCTTAAAAACTTGTTCAGTAAGATAGTTCATAATTAATCCTCCTTGCGGTTTGTATAAAGTTTAATTACAGTATCATAAATAAACTTGTCCTGTTGCTGAATAAGCCTGTCTTGTAGCTTGTTAATCTGTTTCTGCTGAGAAATATATGTGAACACCCAGCCAAAGAACAGCACAGCGAATAAAATGACGTTAAACATTTCTACCTCTCATAGTATTTAGAGCGACCATATTTAGCCATAAGGTCCGCCATATTGTTACACAGAGCACCTTCGTGGTATGTTCGCTGGTGTGCTTTCACTTTCTCCACACGGACTCCTAGCCTACGTATTTTGTAAGCAAGGACACGCATATTTTGATGATGGATATACTGCTCTCGTGTCCGTGGTTTATCCTTAATAGAGCCGTAAAGATATGTCAAAGCTGTCTGGCTGTCCGTATAAATAACGCCATCACCACCTGCAAGAATAGCTGCTTGATATATAGCAAACATCTCCGCATAGTTAATGCTGGTTGCTGGTATCCAATTAGAGATACTACGAGTTTTAACACCTTTGTCTTTGATAACAATACCAAATCCAGCTACTTTGCGCTTGTCATCATAGCTGGCATCACACCAGATTTGTTTTGTCATATCTGTTCTCCTTGGTTAGTTATAGTCAGGGTTATCAGGCAAGAGCCTATTAAGCTCTTTTACAAGCTCTTCACCTTTGTATTTGCTCTTTTCATTGATTTTCTCAATAACTTTTTGCTTGTCATAGCTGTACTCATCTAAATCAAGCTCTGAGTATTCCCACGTTTCATCTTCTATGGTTACAGAGCAATAGATAGGAGTATCCCAGAGCAAGTGGTCGATAACTTCTCTAAGCTCTTTATCCTCTGGCGCTCTACCCCACATCTTTGTTAGATGTTTTATAGGCACAAGAACGTCCACGCAGTCGCCTTGGCAGTATCCTCTTGAGGTTATAATCTTATAACCGTCTTTGAGCTTTACAAGGTCGTCTAGAGCCTCTTCTAAGCGGCGAACACCTGTATTTTTAACGATGTTCATAAGCTCTCCTCGGTTACACGTGTAGCCTTCTACAAAATATGTTAAATCATAGTTTGATACATTTTTCCTAATAACAGCAACATCGCCTATTATTGTCGGCACTTCGAGATTACCATAATCACAATAAAATAATAATGAGGCGTCACATCTACTATCTGTACACAAGGTTGCAAAATTCTCCTCATAATACTGGCGAGACAAGCACGTATCATAGAAAACAGATGCTTCAACGGACAAGCCGTCAGCGTTCTTTGTGTAATTGTTTCTAATCATTATCTGACTCCTTGGTTAATGGTTGTATAAGAGCGTATAAAAGACACACTTGTGGCGTCCCTAATTTGCACTCCTTGGTTAATGTTCTTTTGATATATACACAAAAAGCAAGGTTTAAGCCCTTGCCTTATGTCTGTATATCCAGAGGATTTTTTCCGTTGTTTTTATAGCTTGTGTACGTGTTAAGCCTTGCTTAATGAATAAATCATTTAGATTTTTGCGTTTATCCGTTGCAAGTAACCGCTTTTTTAATATATTATCAAGGCTATTATTTAGATTGATATTGTTAATATCTTTTATTTGCATTTTATTGATTCCATTGTTTAGATTAAAATTGTTATATAATAGCCTTGCAAGGTTAAAATTTAGGCTTGTTTTGATTCTCTAGCCTTAATCAATTTACGAATATCTGCTAAATCATTAACAGAAAAGCGGGGCGCTTTGTGTTTATCTAAATCATAAGAGATTTTTTTCTCTAATTCTTTGAGAATAGATAAAAAGTCTTTTTTAACGACTTCTTTGTCTTTGTTTAATTCATAAAACGGCGTTGCGTTTGCATTTTCAACTTGCTTCTCGACATCCGTAACGGCTTTTAACTTTTCTGCGTTGTGCGTTAAGCCGTTTTTAATATCATAATCGAGAGCCCCAAAAGCAATAAACCAGCGGTATAAATCCGCCTTGCGTATTGATTTAGGCAATCCGGCAACAAATTTATTTGCTAAAGTTGAATCACCGTGCTTGTAGTGATGTAACAAACATTGCACGGCGATAGCGTGTAATTCAGGCTGCAAGTCGTGAGCACTCTTTTGAGCGTTTGCAATCTTTGTTACAATCTCTTTTTTAGTCAATAATTTTATCATAGCTTTAATCCTTTTCTTTGTGTAGTTAATAGAAAAGCAAGGCTATTATATAACAACTTTAATCTCGTATAAATAAATAGCGTTAAAGAAAAGCAAGCGACTAACTTAAAAAGCCGTGTTAATTAATAGCTTGTATTTAATGTATTACCAGCAACGTTAAAATTTATTTGCGCTTGCTAGCGTTAATTAAAAAGCATATTAAAAAGCGTACTATTAATCGCTTGCTTTACTCTAGCGGGCTTTAGGTGGAAGCGGTTGCCTATCCGCTATCGAGTCGCTAAAAGCGTTGCTCTTGTTTACCACCAGCCCCGAGGCTAGTATAAGTCAACCGCGATATCGCTTGTTGATAAACCACATATAATATATAAAATAAAAGCCTTGCTAAATAAACAAGGCTTGTTTGAGTAAAATAAGATAAAATAAGATAAAATAAGATAAAATAAATTAAAATTATAATAAGTTGTATTAATATGATATAAAACAATTAATAATTTAGCTTATTGATTTTACTAAATAATTTTTAGCGTTATTATATACAATATAAATATAGATAATATAAAGAGTATTAGATATTAGCTATAATATTATAATATTACTGATAATAATAATAATAGATAATATAACA